TGGTTCATCTTGTTTAATTTTAAATATGTTGGTGGTAATAGAGAAATTTCAAAAGGAAATTATATAAAAAGATTACTGGCATTTTATGACACTGAAGATTTTCAACTTTGGTCAATGCTCGGATATGAGCCTAAATTCATCAATGATGACTTATCTACTTTTAAATGGCCAATGAGAAATCTTATATATGAAAACAGCGGTGAAAAAAATTACGCATACAAAAGAACAAAAAACAATTCAAATTATGTTTTACGTAACAATAAATGGTTATGTGATATTATAGAAGATGGTAAAATTATAACCTATGACATTGGAAAGGATGATATGTATGCTTAATTTCATTCACACCAAGTGGACAGAACAGCAAAAGCGTTCATTTACTAAAGTCGTCACTTGGCGCATTCTCGTAACAATCACAAACTTTATCGGCGGCTGGCTTGCTTCGGGTAACCCATGGGTTGGTCTTGGCGTAGTTTCTTTTGCTCTTGTTGTTAATTCAGTCATTTACTGGATTCATGAGCGTTTATGGAATACCACAGATTGGGGTAAACAAATTGCAGAAAATCCTCAATTATAATTCTTTTGGGGTATCAAAACAAATAAGAGAAGGTAAGGCAGATTGGATGAAGCCTTACCTTTCTCATTATTCTATTTTTGAATCATATGATAAATTTGGTTTAAATCTTAATCCTGTATATGATCGTTCTGGTGCTATTCCTCATTACCTTAATATGGCAGATATTCATCCTATGCCAGCGCCTGATATGAATTACAATCGTTCATTCTATGAAGTAGCAAAAGAAAGAGCTATTGAATTATTACAAGAAAATAGTCCAATCAATGTCTGTTGGTCTGGTGGTATTGATAGTACTTTTGTTTTGTGTATATTATCAGAAGTTGTTCCAGCTGATTGGATTACAGTTTATGGAACTTACGCTTCTATAATTGAATCAGGCGATATATTTGATAAGTTTATAAAAAACAAATTTAAAACTCGTATAAACATTTTCCCATCTCAAGAAGTTAAAACAAAAGTAGAATATGGTATTTGGGTCACTGGATTCCAAGGAAATCAACTGTTTGGACCTACCGATAATTTCTTTTCTTCAAATAGAGAAGTGGCATTCTTTCATCATACGCTAGGAACAAAAGAAACAATTTATGAGGATTACAGAAAACATATTGATCCAGAATTATTAGAATTTCTACAACCTGCTATCGATAGATCTCCTCGTAAAATAGAAACAGTTGCTGATTTACGTTGGTATTGTATCTTTAACTTTGATTGGTACAATGGTAAATATGCTATGATGAACGAGATGAATATACCAAAGATTTTAAGTGTTCGACATTTTTTTGATACAGAAGAGTTCCAAAAATGGGCTATAAATACAAGTGAGCCTTGGACTAAAGTTAGAGGAAACCCTAACACACATCGATGGCAAATGAGAGAATTGATAGCTGATTATGGAATGGTTGAATATGCTAAGAACAAATCTAAGGCAGTTTCTTGTTTTACTTCGGAACCAATCGATTGGTGTTTTCTTCTAGAGGACTACACAAATGTCTACTCTAGATAATGCATTTATTGATGGATATGTATGGGAAGTTAAGCAATGGCCAAGAGCTGGTGAAAAATTCGACTTCTATCAGCTGAATGATATATATTACTATAACTCGTTGAGCAGCGACTTAGAAAACAAAAAACAATCTGTTTATATTCAAATACCAGAATTGTTGATTGACGGAAAAGAAAACATAGAGTTTGTGAGAAACAATCTTAAAGAAATTATTGAAAATAACATTCCTGTTGTTAAGAGAATAAATGATGAGACTTGGGTTTGTGACTTGAGTTTAAACAAAAAGTGAGGTAAAAGTGGCTAAGTTCAAAATACACGCAAAACGTAAAAATGGTGATAAAACAGAAGAAGCAATTTTGTTTTACGACAACATGACATCTGAATTGACATGGGAAAATGGTAAACAAATTTACAACGAAGAAATTCGTAAAAAGAATGCTAACAGAAACTGGAAAACAGCATTAGTAACTACTCCAGAAAATCCTCTCGGTAAAAAAAGCACCATCAAAAATTTGAAGATACAGCTTGGTCTTTCTTGTAACTATTCCTGTGAATATTGTTCACAGCGTTTTGTTCCACACTCCGACGAAACCAATTCCAAATATGTTGATAAGTTTGTCAAGAATCTAGATTCTTGGTTAGAGGGCGAGCCAAAGAATATTGAGTTTTGGGGCGGTGAGCCAATGGTTTATATTAAAACAATTAAACCATTAGCAGAAAAGCTGCGTAAAAAATACCCCAATGCAAGATTTGGTCTTATCACAAACGGATCTTTGCTTAACCCAGAAATCAATGAATGGATTGACAGGATGGGTTTTGGTGTTGGTATTTCTCATGATGGTCCAGGTCAACCAGTTCGTGGTCCAGATCCATTAGAAGATCCAAAATCTAGAGAAGGTATCATTGATCTTTTCCATAGACTTGGACCACAAGGTCGTATTAGTTTCAACACGATGATGAATCGTGAAAATATGGATCGCGGTGCAGTTCAAAAATTCTTCGGCGATTTCTTAAGATCAATCGGTATCAAAGAATTTAACATCGGTGAAGGTGGATTCATTGATCCATACGATGAGGGTGGTTTGGCTAATAGTTTGAAGTCAGAAGAAGAACACATTGGCTTCAGAAGAATTACTCTTAATCAAACTAAGAAAGTTCAAAACTATAGATTCAGTATTGTTCGTCAAAGAACTGATGAGTGGATTCAAAGTATTTCAGCGCTTCGTCCAGCCTCAGCTCTTGGTCAAAAATGTGGTATGGATGATATCGAAACAATTGCTGTTGACTTGCGTGGAAACGTAATTACTTGTCAAAATGTTTCTGCTGTAGCTACAGCTCCAAATGGCAAGTCACATATGATCGGGCATGTTTCTCAGCTCGATAAAGTAAAGTTGAAAACATCGACCCATTGGTCTGCTCGTAAAGAATGTGTTGATTGCCCTGTTCTTCAAGTTTGTAAGGGTGCATGCATGTATCTTCAGGGTCATTTATGGGACAATGCATGCGAAAACGCTTATACTGACCATATCCCTTTCTGGGCAGCTGGTATCGAAAGAATGACAGGCTTTTTACCTTACTATATTGAACATGAAAGCTTACCAGAAAGACGCAAGAATATTTGGGGTAATCCAGACCAAAAGGTTGTTGTTCCCAAAACAAGACAAAAAGCAACCGAATTAAACACAGTGGCACTAGGAGAGTAATTATGAAAATGGAAGATTTTAAATTAAAGCTCGAGTTCTCAATTGATGAGATTAATATGATTTTTAAGCTTTTGGGTAATATCCCATATGATATGGTTAGCGGGCTAATAGACGATATAAAACGACAAATAGAGCCTCAATTACTTCCACCAGAATCTTTTGATGAAGCTCCAGAGATAAATAGTCAAACGGATCATCCATTTGGCTGAGGAAAATAAATGTCTATAACCTATACACCAAGCCATAGTTATTATTTTGGTGCACCTTCTTCTAAGCAAAGTAATGCATATTTCTATGCATTTAACGTACAACCTGATAGGCTAATTTGTTATACGTTCCAGGTGTTTAATACGACAAACAATTTTGTTGTTGCAACACATGGTTCAATGGAAAATCTCATTTCTTTTCCTTCAAGCGCAGAATCGTATAAACTCGCAAATGCAGCTACGTTTATGGCAGCTTCCGTAAATGCGAGTTATACGGATTCTTCTGCGTTAAGCAAACCTCCTTTTACAACAAATTCTTCAAACGACGGAACAAAATATGTTTTGATGTTAAAGGATTTAGTAGGCGTTAGTGGTTATAATCTTTATAATGTTTCCAATTATAACTCTTATGATCATAACACTACGTATTTGTTACCTATTTCTATTTCGACTCCAATTGTTTCTTCTATGGTAGCTAATGCTGATCCAAATACAGATTTCAGCGTTACATTAGATAGCAAATCGAGTCGTTTGGTAGCTGTTAACAAAGCTTTGCAAACTAAAACTATGTATACTAATAAATTCAATTTCAACTATAGAGACATTATCACTCTTAATACTGGTATGGGTAATGTGTCAAATTTGTTAAATTGTAATTTGTTGGTGTCACCAACTATAACTCAGTTCATATCAAATATAGTATTTTATAACGATTTGAAGTTGGTTAACAACAATTCTTATATTTGGGATAATCGTTTAACATTAAAATTGGATGGTCCAATAACAGCAAATGTTGGTGATGTTGTAGAATATACTGTTACGTTGATGAATTCAGCTTTAACAGATACTTTCGATAACGTTCCAGCAAATATTGAAGTTTATCCAACTACTGACGCAGGTGTATTGTCTCATAGAAAAGTTAATCTTGTTAATGGTGTTGGTAAGTTTAAATTAAATACTTCTAATCTTTATTCTGGTGAAGCTTTTTATGTTAAGGTAGGGTGGAAATATATTACTGGTGAGAGTCAAATAAGAGTAACAATGATTTAAAACCATAGGGGAAAGTGAACCATGGCAGATACAAATTTTATAGTCAAAAATGGTTTAGTAGTTAATACTGCTTTATCAGTAAATTCCACATCGTTATCTTACAGTGGCGTTTCAACATTTAGTGGTAACATAACCCACAGTGCTGTGACACTTCTTCAAGGCAATACAGTACATAGTAACAATGTTATTTTTAACGCTGGTGCTAACGTATATGCTAATGGTGTGTTGGGATCTGCTGGTCAATCACTTTTATCAAATGGTTCTTCTGTATATTGGGGAACTACCACATCAGTTGGTGGTTCAAATACACAAATCCAATATAACAATTCTGGCACATTATCAGGTAGCGCAGCGCTAACTTTTAATAATACAACTAACAATGTAACACTCGCGAATACATTAACTGTTGGTGGTATTTTAAATATTACTGGTGGCGGTGGTGGTGAAGCACTTACTTTGTACAACGGCGGTGATATGTGGTTTTACAGCGCTGGCAATACAAATTACGCAAAGTTATATTGTGACAATGCCAATGAGATTAGAACTGATGGTAACACCTATATGGGTGGTTCAGCTCTTGTTGTTGGTGACGTTATTTCTAATTACTCCGATGAACGTCTTAAAACAATTATTGCGCCGATTGATAATGCGCTTGATAAAGTTAAAGCTCTCGAAGGTTTCTATTACACTCCAAATAAAAAAGCTCTCGATATCGGCGTTGAATCAAATCAGCTCAGTAGAGTTGGCGTTTCCGCTCAACAGGTTCAAACTGTTTTACCAGAAGCTGTCAAACAAGCTCCAATCGGTCATGGTTACTTAACTGTACAATACGAAAAGCTTGTTCCTCTTTTGATTGAAGCTATCAAAGAATTAAGTGCAAAAGTAGAATCAGGTAAATGTTCTAACTGTTCTTGTGGGAGCAAATAATGGCTTGGATCAATAACAGAGACGAATTTAAAGCTTATTGCTTACGTAAGCTCGGCGCTCCAGTAATCGAAATTAACGTAGATGACGATCAAGTTGAAGATCGCGTCACCGAAGCTCTCAACTTTTATTGGGACTATCATTTCGATGGTATGGAAAAAGTGTACTACAAATACCAAGTTACACAAACAGATATCTACAATCGTTACATTACAATGCCCGATAACATTCGTGGCGTTGTTAATCTGTTTCCTGTCGGTCAGTCATTAAACACAAACAATCTGTTTAACATTCGATATCAGATCGCATTGAACGATTTGTATACGCTGACATCAGTGTCAATGGTTCCTTACTACATGGCTCTTCAACATGTTCAATTCCTTGAACAGATTCTTGTTGGTATGCAGCCATTTCGTTACAATCGTATCATCAATAAGCTTTATCTAGATATGGACTGGTCGCTTGTTAATGTTGGCGCTTATCTTATTATCGAAGCTTATCAGGTTATCGACCCGAATGTTTATACAAAAGGATACAATGAACGTCTGCTTCAAAACTATGCTACAGCGTTGATCAAAGAACAATGGGGCGCTAACCTTTCTAAGTTCTCTGGTATGCAGCTTCCTGGAGGTGTTACTTTTAATGGCGATAAAATTCTTAGCGATGCTGTTGCAGAAAGAAAAGAATTAGAAAAGGTTATCTACGATAGCAGCTTACCAATTGCGGATATGATTGGCTAGACACTCGATATTACTAAATACATCTATAACAACATAGGAGTGTTAAGATGGAAAAATATGGTTTTGTTTATATCTGGTTCGATTCATATCGTAAAATGTATTATATAGGTTCTCATTGGGGAACTGAGAATGATGGTTATATTTGTTCTTCAAATAGAATGAGAGATGCATATAGACGTAGACCAAATAATTTTAAAAGAAAAATTATTGCGAGAGTTTATTCTTCTAAGGTGAATCTTCTTAAAAAAGAATATGAATATCTTTTTCTTATTAAAGAAGAAGAATTGGGTGTAAAATATTACAATTTGACTAACCATTTAAATGGTCATTGGTTTACTGAAGAAGAAAAAGCTAAAACATTATCAGAAAAAATCTCTATCAAAACAAAAGAAGCAATGTATCGTCCAGAAGTTCGTGAAAAATATCTAGCTGGATTGGCTACGAGAGACACTAGAAGTTCTGATCCTGAAGTCAGAGAAAAACGCCGTCAATCAATGATGGGTAAAAATGCCGGTAAAGATAATTCGAAGGCTTTAGCTATGGCAGCAGAAGCGAATAGAGGTAAAAAATGGTCTGAAGAACGTAAAAATGAAAGAAAAGAAACAACACATCTTAAAGAACTAAATAATAAAAGAATCAAATGTATACATTGTGATTTTGAAGGAAATGCAGGAAATATAGGTAGGTATCACAATGACAAATGTAAAAAGAAAGTAGGAGGCTAAAATAGCGACCAACTTTTACTTTCAAAATTTCAAGAATTCAGGTGAACAAGATCTCCTCGAGGATCTGATTGTTGAAGCTATCAAGATCTATGGCGAGGATATGTACTATATCACTCGTAACATTAACAATCTTGATAAGTTGTATACGGCTGACGATCAATCATCATACACCAATGCATATCTTGTAGAATTCTATATTAAGTCAGTTGACGGGTTTTCTGGCGACGGCAACTTTATGTCTAAGTTCGGTTTGGAAATCCGCGACCAAGTTGTGTTCTCTATCGCACAAAGAACATTCAGCAGAGAAATTGGCGCTTACACGACTTTGATAAGACCGCTCGAAGGCGATTTGATTTACTTTCCGTTGAACAATAAATGTTTTCAAATTAAGTTCGTCAACAAGTTTGAGATGTTCTATCAATTAGGTGCATTACAAACTTGGGAAATGACTTGCGAATTATTCGAATACAGCGATGAAGTATTCAACACTGGCATTCCTGAAATCGATCGTATTCAGCAAAACTTCAGCACCAATATTCTTGATTACGTCATTGAAGACGAAACTGGCGCGCCGTTGCTTGATGAACAAGGTAACTATATCGAAATGGAACAATACAATCTCGACGCTATCGAAGGCACAGGTACGAACCAAGATATGGCTAATGAATCGTCAGAATTTGTTGATTGGTCCGTCAATGACCCATTCAGTGAAGGCGGTATCTAATGTTCGGTCAACAGTTTTATTTTCAAACGATTCGCAAATACGTAGCTTTGTTCGGTACGCTGTTTGATGACATCATTATTGAAAGAACAAATA